AAATTTTCACTCGGATGAGGGGCGTGAAGTCCTCACCGATCTGATGAATCGCTTCTCACTCGTTTTTGACTACACGGTCAAAGAGGTGGGGGCAGAAAGAACCCTCGGGAGAAACGACGTGATTGGCTACATTCTGAGCCAAACCGAATACCCGATGGAGCAGTTTGACAAAATAGTGAGAGGAGAAAAATAATGACGACAGCACTCGGAGGAGCAGGTGAAGCTACGGGAAATAGCGGAACTCCCGCTACTAGTTCTAATAGCGGTGGCGGTACTGGTAGTGGCGGTGGCGCTGGCGACGGTGGCAGTACTCAATCTACTATGGCAGGCAGTAGCCAAACTGCTTCGTGGAGAGAAACGCTCCCGGCGGATTTGAAGGAAGACGCTACCCTCGGTAAATTCAGCGATGTAGGAAACCTCGCGAAATCCTACCTTGAGCTTCAGAAGAAGATTGGTCAGAAGGGCGTGATCAAGCCCGGACCCAATGACTCGCCTGAGGCGTGGAAGGCTTTCCGTGAAGCGATCGGGGTCCCCCCAGCCGACAAGTACGAAGTCAAAATCGAAGGCTCAAACTTCGCCAAGGAAACTCTGGATTGGGCCAAGAAGGCGGGCGCTGAAGTAGGCGTTCTCCCTGAAGACATGGCTAAGATCATGCAGAGCTACGGCGATTTTCAGACCGAGAGTAAGAAGGCATCCGAGAAAGCTCAAGCCGCCATTGCTGAGAAGAACCTCAGCGCACTCAAAGAGGAGTGGGGCGATGCCTATCAGGTTAATCTTCAGAAAGCTCTTTACGCCCTCAAACAGGTCGATAAGGACCACGAATCTATCGACAAGTGGCTAGCGAGCGGACCCGGTAATGACGTGCGATTCATCAAGGTGATGGCCGCCGTGAGTAAGCTCCTGGGCGAGGACAAGATGCGGGAGGCAGGTCTCAGCGACAATGCTTTGGCACCCTCCGACATCGACTCCCAGATTGCCACTCTGAGGTCCAACTCGAAGGTCAATGGGTTTTATGACAAGAACCACCCCATGCACCCGAGTACGGTCCAGAAGTATGAAAGCCTTATGAAACAGCGCTTTGCGCTGGGAGCACGGGCTTAATTCCGCAAGGGTAGCTCATATCCTAGTCCGTCGTGTGGCCCCGAGCGATGCGGTAAAAATCGGGGCATTTTTGGTCTGGTAGCTCAGCGGTAGAGTACCCATTCTGGTATCCGGTCACGGGGTGGGAGGGCGGTGGTTCGATTCCATCCCGGACCACTCTTTTTTCTTGACCGGCCAGCCTATCTCCCCCATCCTGATGATACGGCCCAATTTTGTCACTCCGTTCGTGCAAGGCACGGGGTGACGGAGAGCCCTTCGGGACAACTCTCCTCTGGATAACCGCTTAGCCAAGCGTTTAACCGACATCGCCGTGGGGCATACCAAAAAGGTTTCCCACGCCGATAACAGAGGAGCGTTCTTCGATGAACAATCAAATCGAACAATGGCGCGTCCAGGCTTACACAGCAAATGTGTACCAACTCTCACAGCAGAGAGGGAGCCGCCTCGGACCAGTGGTCCGCAGCGAAGTGTTCAAGGGAAAATCAGAGTATTTCGATCGTATGGGTCTTGCAACGGCGCAGATCAAGTCTGCCCGTAACATGCCGACCCCGAATCTGGACATCGCACTGTCCAGGCGCATGGTCACGACCAAGACCTACAACTGGGCGACCCTCGTGGACCGCAAGGACAAGCTCCTTCAGATTCACGACCCGGAAAGCCAGTTCGCACAGGCTGCCTACATGGCGCTTGGCCGCTCGATGGACCAAGTGATCATCAACGGTTGCCTAGGCGCTGCGGTCTCCGGCGAAGGTGGCGGATCAACGGTCTCTCTCCCGAACTCGCAGAAGCTGGCTTCTGTCAGCGGTGGTGTGATTGCTGGCCTCAACGTCAATGCTCTGCTTCGCACGAAGCAGATCATGGATGCGGCTGAAGTCGTCGGCCAACGCTACATCATCCACAACGCCGCGATGCTCGCGAGCTTGCTCGGACAGACCCAGGTTACGTCGGCGGATTACAACACCGTCCGCGCCCTGGTTCACGGTGAAATTGACACCTACCTGGGTTTCAAGTTCATCCACACCGAGTTGCTCCTTCCTACGAGCACCTACTCCTCTGGCACGAGCTACGATCCGAACACCGGATTGTATTCGGTAGCTAGTGGCGCGGTTTCGTTGGGTGGTTCTGAGAACTCCGCAATCGCCATTGTTGGCGACGGCGTGATCCTCGGAAAGAACGAAGAAGCTATCGGTCGCATCGACGAGCGCCCGGACGTTTCTTACTCCATGCAGGTTTACAACGAAATGGACTTCGGTGCAGTTCGCATGGAAGAACCCAAAGTCGTGGAGATCGTCTGCTCGGCGTAAGCTGAGGAGACAGAAAGGAGATAGGGTATGTCTAATAGCATTTATCAAGGCGTTAACTACGCAAAGACGCAAGCAAGCCCGATCACCCAGATCGACGAGGGTTTTTATGACTCTCAGATGCTGAAGATCATCGACACTTTCGTGTTGACCGCTGATCTTGCATCGGGTGACGTGATTCTGGTTGGCGGTCTGATTCCTCAAGGCGCTGTCCTTTTGGATTGTCAGATCACCTCGCAGGCTCTCGGTGGATCGTGCACCGTCGATGTTGGCTGGCAGGCTTCTGCTACGCCGAACTTGACGGGCGCGTTCGGCTCTGAAGCTGCCAACTCAGTTGGCTTCTTCTCGGCCCTTCCGGTCAGTACTGCCACCGTGGCGAAAGCCCACGGAGCAGCGACTGAAGGCATGACCTCCAACTGGTCGAATTTTTACCTCTACCAGTTGTCGGCAGCCGTGCAGCCTGTGATTGCTGAACACGCGGTGTCTTCGAGTGCCACTGGCCTGAAGATCGCCATCGAAATCAGCTACAGCGCTAACCGCCTCTAAAAAAGGAGAGGGGAGTCGTACCTCCATGCGACTCCCCTTTTTTAAAATATGGGTGACTCAAATCTCAGCCAGACCTCAATCTGCAACAGCGCCCTCTTAAAGGTGGGTGCGGATTTGATCTCCTCCCTCTCGGATGGTTCGCGGGCGGCGAACATCCTCTCGGCTATTTATCCCACGATCAGAGATGTGGTTCTGGCCGATGCTCCCTGGCGTTTTGCCACGGCCCAGATTCAGATTACCCCCCTCGCAGCTTCACCCACTTTCGACTACACCTACGAGTATCAGCTCCCATCCGACTGCCTCCGCCCTCTGGATTGTGAGATTGATACTTGGACGGTCATCACAGGTGGGCTCCTCGTCTGTAATTCCCCAGGCCCTCTGAATTTGACTTACATTCAGAAGAACACCAATGAGAGCACCTGGGACCCGCACTTCGCTGAGGCATTTGCGACTCGCCTTGCCCGCGAGCTTGCACTTGCTCTCGTCCAGTCAGTGCCGTTGAAGGACGACATGGACAAGACCTACATGATGCAAATTAAAGAGGCCCGAGCCATGAACTCTGTGGTTGGGTCTCAGAAACGACTCATTGCCGATATTTGGTCCTCTGCTCGGAAAGGTTACACCACCTGGCTTGCCCCCGTAACCTCTGGGCTCTCGGAACCATACGGCCAGTAAGGAGACCCCTTGTCTCGCTTCCGGGTAATAAAAAATTCATTCTTAGGCGGCCAGGTCTCAAGGACCGCCGTAGGCCGCACCGATCTGCCGCAGTATCCGCACGCATGTGAAACGCTTCAGAACATGATACCGTTGCTGTCGGGTGGGGCCTACCGGAGACCTGGAACTCTTTACCAAGACGCCCTCTACGCCAACACAGGTAATATCGACAAGGCCCCGAGGCTCATCCCCTTCAACGTCAGCACCACCGAGAGTTACTGCATTGCCCTCGGGATGTGTGGATTGCAGTCCTCAGGAGGAGCCCAGCCGGGTGGCTGCTACATCAAAACTTACCGATCCACTGGCAACGGAAACTCATCCGTAAGTTTCTCTAGCACCTTCGGCTCACTCCCCTATAAAGCAACTGCTACTGGGCAGGTGAGTAACCTCAGCGCCGTCCATTATAAATGGCTTCAGTCCTATCCGAATATAGCTGGGAACGCCGACGACGATGTTTGGCTTATCCAATATGCACAGAGTAATGACGTGCTCTGGCTCTGTCATCCAAACTACAAACCTCAGGTCATTAAAAGGACAGCCGTTGACACTTTCACTGTGGGTGGCTTCGACTCCGGTCTGAGCGGTCTCGCCCTTGCTCAGGCGTACCCGTACTTTAACATGAACGCCACCCCGGCGACGATGCAGCTCGATGCCTCCTCGGGTTTAGGCGCAACGCTTACCTGCTCTCAAGCGTTCTTCAATTCAGGACATGTTGGGGCAATCTTTGCCATTCAGGTTGGAACCCTAACAACTGCAAATGGCGGTATGCTTTTTGTTCAGGTAGTCTCCGCGACGGGAACCCCCGCATCTCCAACCACAAGTTGCACTGTTAATTTTGTCGTCAATGCTCCGACTGCATTTACTATAAATACCGGGTACACCACTTGGCTTGAGTCGGCTTGGTCAAACTATCGTGGATGGCCTGGGGCAATCTGCATGTTTCAACAGCGCTTGTGTATGGGCGGGACGATTGACACCGTGGACGCCCTCGGTGTGGGCCGATCAGGGTCAACATCAATTTGGTGCTCGGCTACCGGAGACCCATTCAAATTCTCAGCACTAGGGGACATTGCAGGCTCTACAGCAGCGACAGTCTCCGGGAACGCCCCGCCCGCCCCCGGAACATCCATCAAGCTCGCCAATGGTCAGACTTTCACAACCCCAGGAAACTTCGTTTACTACCCAGTGGACAACTCTCCTGGCGACGGGCAGTCGATCGGCCCCATAGGAATTCAGCCCTTCCGAATCACGCTCTCTGATGACCAGGAAGACACGATTCAGTGGCTTTCTCCCAATCAGGAAATTCTGTGCGGGACGCTCACGAAAGAATTCATCATCACGCCCCAGAACGCATCCTTCGATGTCGCCAACTCCGCAGTCGTCATCCAGTCCCACTACGGAAGCGATTTTATCCCAGCTTCTCGTATCGGCTACGAGCTGATGTTCGTTCTGCGAGGCAGGGATGAGGCCCGAGCCTACCAGTATAACTTCATCGACCAGAGCTTCTTTGGCGAGCCTGTGCAGATGTTCTTTGATGAATACCCACAGGCCGAGACCAATTCAGTGATCCCTGGTAGGCGTAAGTTCCGTCAGATGGATTGGGACGTAACGAGAAGTACCCTATGGTGCGTGGACACCCAGGGGAATCTTTTCGGCATGACCCGCGACCGCAAGCTCCAGGTCACGATGTGGCACACCCATCAGTTCGGGGGCTACAATACGGCTCATGGGGTGAACCAAGATACCACTGTTACGGACGGGACTTACACAGCCACCCTGGTTGATCCTTCTGTCGCTCTTTGCGATGGAAGCGTCGTGAGTATGGCGATCGTCCCAAACCCGCTCTCCGGGGTCAACGACATCTGGTTGTGTGTTAAGCGCTCTCAGGGTGGACATTCCGTTTGGAACATCGAGCGAATCATCGGCAAGAACTCCGTTAAGAGTTCAGCCTACGATGCCATCGCCCCAGGCAATGCCACCGAGCCTCTCCAAGTCGATGCAGCTCTGATCTATCCAGGAAGCTCAAGCGACCCCGCCAACTACACCTACGCAGTGGGAGCGCAGCTCAACGGCTACCCTCTCTCGGGCACCTACTATTCCCAGCAGTATGGGGTCTTCGGAATCTCCTCACCCGCAGTCTCGGGCGGAAACGCAGTCCTCACTGCGCCCCTGCCCCCTGACTACGCAACAAATGGAATCCACACGATCTGCGTGGGGCTCCCCTACACCTCGATCATCAAGCCCGTCAGGGTGGAGATGAACTCTCCGATTGGGACTGCACAGGGAGCAATAAAGCGTATTAGCAAGATTTACCTCAGGCTTTTCAAGAGCCTGGGCGGGAAGGCCGGGGTTCCTCCTGGTCAGACTACGAATCCCTATGGCGGAGTCGCGCTTCTCCCCTATCAGCCCGGACCCACGATGGCCCAGAGCCCAGAAATTTACACGGGCGATAAGCAGGTTTTTGTGCCCTCAACATTTGACCGTGACGGGTATGTGTATATAATCCAGGACCAACCCCTTCCGTTTTGCGTAGTTTCCCTGGCGCTTGAGGGCGAGGAGTACGAGCAATGAGCACTGCGATCAAAGAAGAAATCCGCTCTAAGATCGTGGGGCTTGAAGGCGTGATGCGCGAAATGCCCCAACTTGCGATCCCGATCAAGCACCACTTCGCTCCTGGCATTTATCTGCGCGAAATGCACATGCCCAAGGGCTCCATCGTGGTTGGAAAAATCCACAAGACCGAACACCTGTGCATCCTCTCCAAGGGCACGGTCGTGGTCGTTGATGAGGATGGCCGCCGAACTCTTACTGCACCCGCAGTCATCCACGCGATGCCGGGAGTGAAACGCGCACTCCACGCTCTCGAAGACGTGGTGTGGACCAACCATCACCACAATCCGAATGACGAGCGCGACGAGAATAAGATCGACGACATTTTCGTGGTCGATACGTTTGAGCAGTTCCTGAGCTTCATGGAGGCGAAATGTCTTTCGTAGCCGTATCCATCGCAGCAGTCGGAGCGGGCATAGCAGCCTACGGGGCCATTTCCTCCGCCAACGATCAGTCTGATCTCGACAAGAACCGAGCCCACGTTGCCCAGCAACAGGCCGAAGAAATTGCGGCCCGCGAGTTTATCAACGAGCAAAACCGCAATCAAGAGGCTTATCGCCAGAAGCTCCAGGTCGGCACCGCCTCCGCAGGAGCTGGAAAAGCGGGGACCTCTATCGGAACTCAGCTCGAAGTCCAGCGACAGACCGACCT